AATAATTCATCAACGTTTGCACTAACCGGCGTTCCCGCACCATCTGTCATTTCGAAGTCAGATGATCCATCGGGATCGAAGCGATACTGTGAAGCTACAACCTCACTAGTTACTTCGATAGCCGACAGACTGGCCTCGACCTCCAGAGAGTACGGTCCCGAGTCCTGGGGAATTGAAAAGACGATGTCATAATGCATGACTATCTTCCCGACAACATCCCCAGCACTCAACCCTGACACTCCATCAACCTGCACTAGTAGTGTGCCATAGTTGGTTAAGCGCGTGTTTTCGACTGGCGCACAGTACAGACATCCCCTTGCATGGGTATTGTCTGGCAACCGGATGTTGGGCATATTATACACCAACTTGCGGCATATGGGTCCGCTGCGATACCCATACATCTTACTCATTGAAAGTGCAACGTCGTTTCCGCTATCCGATGTGGGAACAGGATCCTTAGGATCATAGTCCCCTACCATGTGCACAGTACCCGCTTGTGTCGTGGGTACAGTGGGTACGAATTCAAAACGCAGAGTTCGCACGAACCACCTCTCATACATTCCAAAGAACGGATAAGCCCTCAGTTTAGTAAATCCGAGAGATCCAAGTTCAAACACGTTGGGCCAGGCGTAACTGGTCTGTACTGTGACAGATCCAAGTTGCTCGCGGCCCGTAATGTGGCGATGAGATTCTGAGAAGCCCGCAGACGTCGCAGCCGAGGCTGGGCCATCCGTTGTACGAAGGCTTCCGATTTGCGTTCGCTGTCTTTGCTTTTTCCTACCTTTGTTTGGCATTCCTTAATATCCTCAATTGTTGATCAGATCTTATTGTATTATGTTATGTTTAATTATATTATAATTACTTGCGCCCTATGCTGCGCTATTCTTGGTCTAGCAAGTGTCTGATACAACTGTCACGTAACCCTTTATCCAAGAGCTCTTCATCGATCTGCGACAGAGTCCGGCCGTAGATATGCTTTATCATTGCTTTAGTGCCCCCGTTCACTTGTACTTGAACTGGTAGGGTACACTCGCGATCAAACATATGCCGTGCTGCTCGCAAATCGGGCAGATCTAGTTTCCACCATGACATGGCGGTCCTCTTTGTTGCAACCTGTCCATCCTCTAGTGCCGATTCGATGGTCTTGCGCATCAGCTGACGCAAACCTGGTACAACATTCCCTGCTGGATACCAGGCGAGCATTTCACCCAATAGCGTGCGCTGTGTAGTAGCTGCACGCTCCTCTCCTGTGGCTGCGTACCAACCGGTCTTCAAGGCATAGCGACCGGGCTTGGGTGCCAACACGAAAGAGGGCTTGCTCTCCCCATCTTTTGTCACAGTGCACGGATAGTAGTACTGCGAACAGAATGATGCTTTATGATGTGTGAGGTGCCATACACCCTCCGGTACCATACCCAGAGTTCGTGCCCATCTTTCAAACGCATCGCGGCTGAAGACGTCAACAAGTGCTTGGCTCATCGCTGTTAGTGAATCATCTCCCAAAACTATAACTCTGTAGTTGTCATCCGGTGTAAGCTGATAAGCCCCACAGAGCGTGTCCAGATAATATCCCCAAACAGCGGCATTTATCACGGAGTTTCCTACTGAGGTATCCGGGTCGCCACTGTGCCTACCTGCTGCGGTGGCATAGGCGAACCCATTCTTTGTTATACCTCTGGTACCGATGACAGCGCTCAACAGGTGCTCAATTCCCTTCTTACCAGGATCGTCCCATGCTGTGTTCTGTATCGCGTGCTCCACTGTCTCAAGTGCTGATCGGGACATATGTGCGTCCCAACGGCTGTAATCTAACTCATAGAAGCTGGCATTCGGTATCCTTTCTAGCGTCAGTTCCATCCAGTAACCATGTTCAACTGGTGTGTACCCCGACCCATAGCAAAGACGACCATCCATAGGGAATCTTGCTTTGATCACCTTGGAAAATGCCCTGAAGAAACGCCCCAGTTCATGTTTGACTACTGGGTCGCACCCCTGAATGATCCTGGGGTCCTTAAACATCGCTTCATACCATGGGCATGCCGAATTCTCCATTTTGAGGAAGGCTCTATATGTTGGCACATGCTCAGTGATGATTGTGTTTTTCACTTGCGTTTCGATTTCTTCTCGTGCCCTAGCCTTCTTACTGCCTTTCAACTCCTCGATGTATTCATCGTATGTCAGTGGTTTCCAAATACTAATCCGCTGGACCATAAATTCCCCGGTCCACTCATGTATTCTCCCCCACTCAAAAGCATCAACGCGCACATCCATTAGTACGCGATTTACAAGTCCCACTTCCTCATTGATGTCGTTTGAGGTAAATTGTGATGGACGTTGCCGCCCACCAAAACCCCAACGATTGAACATCGTCAGGGGTCGGTCCACAACCCGCAGGAACTTGCGGTAATATCTGCCTGTATTTCTCTTGAGCCTTGCCCACGTTGTGATGGTGCTGTGCGGGTCGATGTTTTCATGATTCAGAAGTGCTTTTGCCAACGCAGCGATCACCTCATCGTTACACTCAACCTTCCTTGAATTAATAACTTTGATCACACTGAGTCGGGCTTCTGACTCGGTCAAAACCCGCGAAAATGGTACAGCGGCTCGAAGATCTAACCACAATCTCCTAGTAACAACATGAAAATAAGTGCTACCATGGAGAGTATAGAAGACCGGTACGTCACCCGAGTCTCTAGACCTCGTCGCCATTGTCAACCGTGTCCCTCGCCTACCCGTGTAAAATCTGACGTGATTCACCACGGTGAGTCCACTTGTGTTTGTGGTCCGCGCGACTGCGGTGATTGTATAATGCACTAGTAACCATTGTGCTAATGTAATAAGCGCAACAGCAACCACCAAATTGGGTACGTCACAAAGAATATAGAGGAGTGGTGTCAGCCATGCCCGTCTCATAGCTGCAGTAAGCAGAACTGCAGCGAGAATTGAATCCGGCGAGAACAGATTAAAGAATGGCAAAATCAACGCCAACGTATATACCATAATTGGCATATTGGCGTAATGCCATACTCGTCTGTTCCAGCTTGGAGCATGGTCAGGGTTATCATATGAGTCATTCGTTTTGCACATGTATGCTCGAGTGCCACCTCCATCCCTAACGTAGGGGCTGTTTCCGTAAGTGCCACAGTGGGTGGTGTATTCATCATAGGAGGCAAAGACTGAGACCTTATTCGGGTCAACGCCTTTCGTCCATAAATATGAAATCCAAGCTGCTACACTATCGAAATGGTGGCGATAAGCTCCTTGCTCAAGTATTATTACTAGGTGCTTACCTTTAATATGCTCGACAAAACATGAACAGTTGTCGCCCAGAGCATGGCAACAATCGACTCTCCCCTGTTTCTCAATGTCATCCGCTACCTCCTCAGGTGCCATGGCCCAGTCACATAGACTCCTCCGGCATCCCTTTGGTCGGTACCTTACTACATAAGAACAATCTGGCAAGGAGTTGAGAATGTGCTGACCCGCAACTGCGGTCCCAACATGTGCATCCGGGTGATCCAAATCACCTCGCACAAACATCCCACCACTCCTATTCACTACCTCTTCTAAGTCGGCCCTGTGCTCCGGCACTCTCGTAAGTAGTGCCGGCTTCACATCGACCGCGCCACTCTCGACCAGCGCTACCAAGCGTCTGGCCGAGAGGTTCTCCACCGTTCCGTCTACCTTCGTTTCTGATAAATTGACGAGCCTAGATCTGTGTTTACCTTTCACATTCTGCGCCTTGAAGGCGCTGTACACTGGGAGGCCGACTTTCTGTCCCAAAGGGATCAGAGCAGCCGGCCCCACAATCGCTGAAACCACTAATCTAGGCATTGGGGTGTGGTGTACTGTGTGGACCCCAAATTTTCCACACAGGCACCCAATGGGTGACTTGGCCTGTTGGCCTTAGCACAGTTGTGCATGCTTAGACAGTTTTCGCTGCTCGGACGATCTTGTACACGTTGGCTAAACTAACCAAGGCGTTGGTCACTGGGCCAACCCAAGTCAGGTATTCGTCGACCTTGGGTGACTTCGAGACTCCTCCGACTATGGCAGTCGTAGCGAGGTAACTCGAACCATTGCGAGGTGCAGCTCGGAAATAAATCCTCGAGCCGCGCCCCACTGGCGTTCCGTCTGACTCTCGCAACTCACCGTTACTTACCGATTGGATGTCCGCTGTGAATAATTCATCAACGTTTGCACTAACCGGCGTTCCCGCACCATCTGTCATTTCGAAGTCAGATGATCCATCGGGATCGAAGCGATACTGTGAAGCTACAACCTCACTAGTTACTTCGATAGCC